CAAAGGTCATTATACTTATCCTATGGTGGCGCAATTTTCAACTGGAATATTGGCGCACTTTTCAATTAGTATCTACACCTTTAATAAAAGAACCGCATGATAAATTGGATACAACAGATGCTTTTGTGCCGTAAAAAGACGGACAAAGGCAGAATGACACTCGGGAAGGTGCAGGAAGAGTATGGCGGGAACGATGTATGCATGGGAGAACTCCTTGATGCCCTTCCCGCCGACGGACTTTCCATAGAGGAAGCGTTCGGGCTGGCTATCGCCGCCAAGAAATGGGCGGACGGAGACCGTTTCTACCGAAGTATCAACGATGGAGAACCGGAAGAATTGTAAACAACAACAGAACAATGAAGACAAAGAAAAATGGACAGATATGATTTCATAAGATTCGGGGAACAGGTACGCTGGTACAACGAAAGCGAAGACCTGATGGAAACCATGCAGGTGTGCTGCCCCGTATATCCTCCCGTGCAGGGCGACACAAGGGTACAGCTGGTATCCGCCGGAATAGAGGCGCTGCAATCGGGATGCGGGTCGGAAAAGACGGTCAGGGCCTCGCAGCTCGTGCCCTTCATAAGCCACTTCGGCAGGGGATACTGGGAGGCTCTCACACAGGCAGCGGACAATGGGGCAGGCACGGACCTGCTCGAAGCGATGATCAGAAACAGATGTTTGGGCCTGGGAGAACAGATATGCCTGCTTTGTGGCAAGGTGTCGGCAAGCGTGCACGCTGCATTCTGCAGGGTATATCCCGAAGAGGGAAGCCTGCTCGACGTCATTGAGTGGCAGGGAAAGGAGTACCCCATAAGGAAGCTGACACTGTTCCGGGGGACGGAACAGGAAATGGAAACAACCGTATCGGTCACCGCATTGCAGAGGAAGCTCATCGGACGCAGGAGCGGCGCACCCGTTTCAAAAGCCGCAGAAAGGATCGATGAAGGTATTTATTATTACTGTGAACAGGAAAAGGAGTTCCTCCTCCCGCAAGAAGGCCTCACCGCATTTGTAGAAAGGGGATGAGACTGGGAAATGATACGATATACACAGATAAAGACAATTGAAAATGAAAAAAGAACCGAGTAAAACGCAAGAAAACGGAATATCGGATACCGGCATTCCCATGCCGGACGACATCCTGCCGAGACTTGTCAAGGAAAAAGATGCCGGCAAAGAATATATGGCCGCTACCCGTGAAAAACTTATGCGCCTGCTCAAGAAATACCTTGGGCAAAAATACGGGCGGAAAGTCCGCTTCATCCTTCCGACGGGTGATCCGGCCGGTGACCTGCTGGACGGGAAGGGATTCTATCCCTGTTCGGTGACCATATACGACAAGTACGGTTTTGCAGCCTGCAGCAGTGCCGTATCGGTAGAGCTGACTGCGGAAGGAAAAATCCTCATCCCTACCGACGAGGCCGGAAAAATCCACGACGCGGAAGAGTACCTCTCAAATGACGACCTGCTGTCCTTGTGCGGAACGGTAGAAGAATACGAACGGCTGTTGCCTGAAATCCGCAAGGAACTGGCAGAAAACGGGAACTGGAAAGAATTTGCCCGAAGAATGCTGGAGGAAGAATTCCCGCAGGCAAAAGCTGGGGTACGGGAGGAGTTTATCCGGGACTGCTGGGAGAACCTGCAGACAGAAAGTTATAACCTCCAACGCTTTGAACGGTATTGTCAGGAAAAATAATAAAAAACATACGAACCATGTCAGACAAGATATTACAGATGTTCTTCGACATCGGCCGGTGGAAAAAGGCCATTGAGAAAGGCGTGCTGAAAGACATCCGGAAAGACCAGCTTATCCGGCTGACCGACGAGCATACCCGTATGGCCATGGCCGATGCCATGATACGGGGGAAGTACGAAATCGCTCCCCCGCATACCGCACAGATACCGAAGGAGAACGGCGAGTTCCGTACGGTATACATCAACGAGCCCGTCGACCGGGTAGTGCTGGGCATTGCCAACGACCTGCTCTTCGACCTCATGCCGGAGATGGTACACCCCTCGTGCAAGTCCTACCAGAGCGGTATCGGCTGTGGCAGCGTAGTCACCGAGGCCAGCCGCCGGATAGCGGAAACGAGAGGCGGCGGCATTCTGGGCTGGAAGTCGGATCTGAGCAAATATTTCGATAGTGTGCCGATACGGTACATTGACGAGGTGTTCGACAAGGTCGAGGCCAGACACGGACGCTCCTCCTTAATCGACGTGCTCAGGAAGTACTACCACAACGATCTTTACTTCGATGAAGACAACCGTCTTCAAAGCAAGTACCAGTCCCTCAAACAGGGCTGTCCCGTGGCAAGCTGGCTGGCCGACGTGCTGCTCCATGATCTCGACGGGGAACTCTCAGGAATGACAGGCTACTACATCCGATACTCGGACGACATGCTGTTCATCGGGAAAGACTACGGGAAAGCAATGCAAGTGCTGGAACAAAGGCTCGGCGAGAAAACCATGAAGCTCAACCCGAAGAAGGTGGAATACCTGATGTCCGACCGCTGGTTCAAGTTTCTCGGGTTCAGCATCAAGGGGGACATGATCTCCCCTTCGGCAAGCCGTATCAAGACTTTTCAGAAAGAGATTGAACGCCGCACGGTCCGCAATCCCCGCACTACCCCGGCAAAAGCGGTCAATGCAGTCAACCGTTACCTGTATAAAGGCAACGGTGAGTTCAGTTGGGCGACCCAGGTGCTTCCGGTATGCAATGTCCGCAGGGACCTTGACGAACTGAACAAGTTCGTGATGGACTGCCTGCGGGCCGTAAGTACGGGCAAGCGGAAGGTAGGCGGTCTGGGATATGTCAGTACCGGGCAGGACGGCTGCATTGTCCGGGGCAAAGGGCGCAACGTGAAGGCGAACCGGGGCAAGACCCCGGGAACCATTCCGGGCTACCTGACCATAGGATGCATGCGCGGCGCCTTATTGACGAGCCGGGCGGTGTACAATACGCTGGTGGCATCATTATAGGGCATGCCGGGCACACGGCAGAACGGGTGAACGGGCAGGTTATTCAACGTTACAGGCTTATAACCAGAATCCATATAGGAATTAACCGGTCTAACAGCCGGTTAATCCCAGCTTGATTCTGGCTGCGCCTGTAATGTATCGGGAAATTAAAGTCATGTGCCGTCTGTCCTGCACCCGTTACCGGAGCACACCGGGAAAGTTCAAGGAATAGGTTTGGGCATCCCGCGCGCTGACGTCTTCTTTCCGAGTCTGAAGGCGGCTGACCGTCGCCTTCGGACTCCGCAGAAGACCCATACGCGGGATACATCGGAAGCATAAAGCCATGTGCCGGTATTATGAGAACTTTCAGTCTTTTCCAGCACGGGAACGTGCGGTTCGGGGGAATGGATTCATCCCGCTGTCTCCGATAAGCCCGTATCGCGCCGTCGTATCCCTAGCGTCATACGACGGCGCCATTCCGGCTTCCGCCACAGCAGACATCGGACCTGTAAAGGAACGTGCCGGCATTCCGGGAACCGCAAAAAGAACAGCACAGGACAAAGGGGGCAAGGCCGGGATTTCAACAGAGCCGCGATTTACACGGCTGGAACCTTTGTCATCTCCTGCTAACACGACAGATGACACAGGGTCCAGCCGTACTCGCGGCCCGTATCAGGTTTTTAAAGGGATGTGCCGTCCGGATGAGCCCCCTGAACAGAAGGTAGCGCGACCGCATATGCACGAGGGACCCAAATTCAAGATACAGTATTCAAGCTTGGTCCTGAGCCAGGCAATCACCTGGTTCAGGACCGAAGTCCTACTGTATTTATCAGGAGTATAAAGACACGCGTCAGGGGTTTGAGTGCCATTAATTGTAAATAGGCGAGAAAAATGGAAAATATTTACCAAGAAACCTTCACAGCCATAGAGAACGGCGCAAATTTCCGGATTTATTTCCGGTCCAGAAATTTAAAAGTGGACGGGAGACACGTGATACGGGACGGCAGGTTCGATGGCACCCTGGGGTTACCGGAGTACGGCGGCGGGGATTTTTTCACGGATGTGGAAGAACTGTACCGCCGCTACAAGTACTCGATACCATCGGAGCGCAGCCAGAGCAAGTCCCGACGGTATTTCATGGCATTGCCCGAAAGTGACCTCGAGGACAGGGACATGCTATACGGGCAGTACCGGGATATCGCCCAATTCGAGCTGGAATTCTATATCCTATGCCGGATTATAGGCGGGTTCACGTGGAATCCCGAAACGATGGGCAGATGGTTCTGGCAAAGCGAAAAAGACAAGGACCTGGTGATACTCAGAGAATGGGTGGACCCGGAAGTAATCAACTATTAACAAATTCACAATGAGCAGAAAGAAACAAGAGACAAAAGTCCTGTGCCCCGGATGCGGCACGGAATTCGCCATCGCGGACAAGGAATTTACCGCTACGGGCACTGTCATCGGCAAGGATTCGGATTTGGGCACCGTCTATCCGGCGGTGGCCGGCCATAATTCCCCCACCGGACTTCCCAAAGGGGCGCGGGAACGTATCGAGGCGCTCCGCGATGCCGGCGTGGACGTGAGCTGCCTGTTCGCCATGCAGGGAGCCGAGGGCGGCGAGTATGTCGCCTCCAACAAGGACGGGAAACTTACCATCCTTGAGGACAACGACCCGATATTCGGCAGCATCATGGCACAGGGTACCGTTCCCAACAACCGCCTCTTCCGCCGGTGGGTCATGGCGCAGATGTTCCACATGATGTCATATACGCATCACCGCCGGAAAGAGCCGGCAGGGGTGACCGAGATGATCCACAGGAAAGGCTATGACTACCAGTGGAAAATGCTCCTGAACGAGCTGCACGCCCAGATGAAGATGGAACACAAGGACATCACGGGTTTTGTCGAGAGAAACCGCTGGTTCAACCGTAATGTGGTTCTGTCCATCGCGGAAGACTATGTCAGCGCGCTGAAAAAACACGTGGGCAACCTGAAAACAAAAAAATGCAAGGGAGTTCCCTACAAGCGTGTGCACGGCCGCAACATTTTCATGGTGGACCTGCAATCCAAACTGTACCATCCGCTTTCCATCGCGATAACCCACATCAGACACGCGACGGACGCCACACAGCTTTACAACGCGGTCAGACAGTTCAATGACCGCCGTATCCGGCTGCCATGGGATACTCCTCAAAGCAAGGCATGGATGGACGCCTATAAGGGCACCGGGGCGTTCTTTACCATGCAGAACCTGATCCGTTTCCACAGCTGCACGGCCATTGACGACTCAGGACGCAGGCTGGACAAGCACCAGTCACTGGCGTTCCTTTCGGCCAAGGCGGAAGCGTACAGGGACGGAGAAGGATGGCGGTTGTTGGCAGTCCTGAAAAAGATGCTGTCGGACAATAATATCAACATCAAAAAGAAGATGGCGGCATGGCGTAAGAAGTAGGCCGTCAACCCGGTCCGTCCGGTAGGCGGCACGGTGTGGCGGGTCAGAATAAATCAGTACTCCCTCCACTAAAATGATGCTCATCCCTGTTAACACAAGATGAGCTTCTTTCAATGGAGGCATTACATCGAAAACGTAAAGAGATGCCCCTGTTTGACGACCACACCACTATTCTAATCAAAACGACATAATCCTTTATACGATGAGCAAGAAACAACTACGACGCAGGGCTTACCTGCTGTACCGACTACGAAAACAGGGTATCCGATGCCTGACGCGCTGCCGGACCATCTTCTATCCTTACGGGGAGGATCCGAAATCTGTTCCGTACATCCGCAGCCTGATAAGCGAGTTCCATTTCCATGTCCAATTTGAAATACCCGCCTGACATGAAACCGGGAGACATTGCAACGCTGAAAGTGCCCTACAAGGGCTATCGCCGCATAGAGCTGCTGGAACGGCTCCAATACACCTGGCTGGTACGCGTCTGCGAAAGCGGTAAGGAGATCGAGGTCTATGAAGACGAGTTCGAAACGGATTAAAGGCACTGAACAATGAAAGGAGAACAACGCATACCGAACTTTATTGGCAATGCCGTCATTATCCTCACAGCCGCCCGTCTGGGCTGCGAGGTGGAGATGCTTGCTACCGCACAGGAGGTGTGACGGACGAAACGCCTGCCCGAGCCAGTACTGCTGGGCATGTACGAAAAGGCCGCACGCAACGCTGTGTCGGCTGTCAGGAAGAGAGGTCTGGTGGAACAGGCGGACCGTCTCGGAGAGATATTTTACAGGACGGGGGAATTTTCCCCGCCGGAAGAAGACAACCCATAAAACATCAGGAATAACAAATGAGAACAAGGACTTTTCAGGAAATATATGACTTCTGTCGTAGGGACGATACCTACCGGAGCTATTTCGAGGCATCGGACGAGTCCCGCATTACCGGAGCAAGGGCAAGAAAGTACTATTACGGCGACATCCGCCGCGGCCAGTGCCGCGTGGGAACATTCATCTACTGCCAGTCGATGCGGCAGCTTGAAAGGTTCCTCGGGGGCGCAAGACAGGACCACTACATCCATGTTGACCCGCCGGCCTGCCGGGAAGTGAGCCTCAAGGACGATACGTTCCCCCACCGGACCGCCTATATCGTGGTACACGTCAGGCGGCAGGGTGTGCAGTTCGAAATCGAGCATCCCCTGCACAAAGGATGGGTAGATTTCACGGCACGTTCCCACCGTCCCTTCACCAGGGAGGGGATCATAGCCGAGGCGAAGTCCTATATTGACAGGCACATCCTGCTGGCACCGGGCAGATACCGGGACTTGCAGCTGGAACATATGGTTTCCAGGGAACAGTTTCCCACATGGTACAGGCAGTATAAAAAGAGACTGCATGACCGGGCGGAAGCCGAACATCAGGACATGGTGGAGAGATACCGGTACAGGAATGACATCACCTACGGGGAAGCCCGTGACATGCTTGCGGCTTCAGGCATATTTTTCGACCTGAACTGCGACGAGTTCGAGCGGGATGAGATTACGGAACAATTTGTACAACTCTGTAACAGGACTTGAAATGGAAACGGACATAGTAAGAAAATGTATTGCGGACTATCTGCACAAGATAGACAGGTACAGGCAGCAACGGGATGAACTGCAAGGGAGGATCGATGCGGCCCGCCGGAAAATTGCCTGGCATGAAAAGCGGATCATCAGGCTGTCAGAACAACAGAAACGTATCGGAAGGCCGTGGTGGACGAAGGAAATCGTGGCTCCCCTCATGCGGGAAGTGGCACACCTCACCCCGGAGGTGGCATGGAGTGCCGAAAACCTGTACACCCATGGGCTGAGAGCAGCATGTTCTGTTTACGGGAAAACACCAGACGGAGGGATCGTCGGCCTGACTTTCACGTTCGACGGCGGTGTCCTCAGTTATGACACCGGGGAAGTCACACGCCGCTTCGCTCCGGGTACGCTCGGTGAGATCAACGGCATGAACAATGTCTGCGCCCCCGTGGAGAGCGTGGATACACTGGTTGCAAAAGTAAATGGACAAAGAGTGGAACTTAAAAGCCAAGCGGATGAACCTGTATAATCAAATCAAATATAACGGATACCACATCAACATCTACTATGATGACGATGCCGGAAGCCCGCGAAAAATGTTCGACAACCTCGGTACGCTCTACACGGCACACCGTCGCTACCGCCCGGAGAAGGAGTTCGATGAGCACTTTGATATCGACAAGGTTTTTGACGGGCGCATCGGAAATTTCCGGGGATCGTTCCTGAAGGAGTATATCGCCTTGCCGGTCTATCTCTATGAGCATAGCGGCACTACGGTATCCACCTCGCCGTTCAGCTGCCCGTGGGATTCCGGATTTTTCGGCATCATCGCGGTACCGTTGGACAAGGTGCGTCGGGAATACGGGTGGAAGAACATCACCGTGGAACGCAGGAAGCGGATCGAGGAATACCTGCAAGGTGAAATCAAAACCCTTGACGACTACTACACCGGAGAGGTCTTCGGATATTGCATAACACCGGAGGATGACGACTCCAATGAACTGGACAGCTGTTGGGGATTCTACGGAACGGACAGTCTGAAAGAGATGGAAGCCGAATGCAGGCATATCATCGACGGACTGGACAAGGCGGCATAAAATAGAAAAAATGATTGATATGGAAGAAAAACAAGATTATAAGGAAATTAAGGTACGCCTGCATCATATAGATCGCGGAAACTGCACGGAAGTCTGGGAAGTACAGACGGAGGAAGGCAAGCCCGGGCGCTATCTGGGACGTGATGACGGTTATGGTCCGAAGGAGTGGTACACGCTCTGCGATGCCCCCTACGGATATTGCGAGAGGGACTGCCACGTAAGGACGGACCTCATCCTTGTCATATGTGACAAGGAATGGAACGAGGTACTGCGTGACGGAATGGACAGGGAACGCTTTCCCGAAAGTTTCCCTTCATTGGACGAGGCATGCAACGAGGCATGGGACAAGGTCGTGAAAGGGCTTCCGCATGTCACACGCAAAGGTTTCGGGCAGTGGATTACCAAACAGTCATTCCTTCCGCTCAGCCAGACCGAGGAACTGAACTGGCGGGATTGCTACTATGAGGAAGAGGCAAGCGAGATACTCTCGCGTTTTACATGGATCGGTGAAGAGTACGCCATCTTCAAGGTCACCCGGCGGCACACCAAATGCGATGCACGGTGGTACGAGTATTACGCGGGCAAGACAAACCGGCAGGAACACGAAAGTTACGTCCGTTTTTTCGGATACGAGTTCCATGACCGACATATCAGCGACGTAATCGGAACACTCGGCAGGCGGTGTGACGACATCTTCCGTACCGTGGTGGAAACCCGCACGGACCACTACTACGGGCGCACGGTTTCCTATTTCATGGACGAGATCATCGGTTACGACCTGTCCCATGAACAAGTCCGTGACGCCAAGGAATGCAGGTTACGCAAGGCACAGGAAGACTATGACGAGGCGCTCGCCTATTATCATTGGCTGGAAAAGAATGGGAACGGTATCCCATAGAACAGGAAAAACAGTCACAATAACTAAAAATACAATTCAAAAGTATAACTATAAAAAACATATATAATGAGAACATCATACGGACTTGAATTCAACACGGTAACAGAAATCAATCCTGAATGGAGCGATTATGACAAGACAATAGCGGAATGCCACCTGGCCAATACCGGTGTGGTCATCGTGGATACGGAGTACGGGCAACCGATAGACAACGAATACGACCTTGAAGAGATCTACCGCCTTCTCGAAAAGGAGAATAAAAAAAGCGCCGCCAGGGTAATCCGGTCTCCCTTCCAGCTTCTTGACGAGCTGTGCCTGTTGGAACCCGGGAGCACCATCCACTGTACCTGTCTTCACGGGAAGGACATGGACAATCCCCTGACACTGAAGGAGAAGAACTGCCGCATCGGCGACTGTCCCACGTTCGTACTCGCACATAATGACGGGAGCACGGTCAGGGTTGACGGCGAGCAAATCATGGAAGGCAGCTGCCGTTTCGATCTTCCCGGATGGGAAACCCCTCCCGCCGGGCAACTGCGGTATGTAAACAGGACATACCCTGACGGCATTCCGGTACGGCTGGAAGTATTTTCCTACGATTCTCCCGGAAACCTTTACGTGGGACTTCTCTCACCGGAGAATGACAACGGGACATCATGGGGACCCTTCACCGACGTGACGGTAAACATGCGCCCCCTTCCCCCGTATTATGCCTTCGTCAAGGAGTACAGCGAGAACGAGGGAATGGGCGAGTTCCTTACCCGGAACGGCATCGCCTGCCGCTCCCATGTCATACCCGATATCCAGAACGGATTCGTCACGATGCACGCCTACCTGTTCGACAGGGAACGGCTCGCGCTGCTCGCGCCGGACACTTTTCCCGATTACGAGAAAAGCCTTGTGGAAGAATGATACCGACTACCATGGAAGAAAAGCGGGAAAATAAAGGCATCAGGGTACGCCTGAGCCATATCAGACACGAAGATCGTATGGAAGTCTGGCAACTACAGACACCCAGAGGCAAACCAAAACGCTATGTCTGCCGCGATACCTACGGTGAGAATTGCTGGTACTGGCTGTGTAACGTCCAATTTAACTATTGCGAACGCGATTACGCGATCAGTGACCACATCGTTATAACGGTGTGCGACCAAAGCTGGCGGGAAATCACGCGGGACAGCAATAACCGCAGACGTTACGCGAAAAGTTTCGCTACATTGGAAGACACCTACACCGGGGAATGGAGGAAGATTGCCGGCAACTATCCGGGAGTGACACGGAAGGGGTTCAGGGAGTGGATTCTGAAACAGTCTTTCCTGCCGCTTGACAAAACCGGGGAAGGCAGCTGGCAGTATTGCCTGCATAAGACGGTGGCAAGCGAGACGTTGGCGCGTTTCACATGGATCGGCGAGAAATACGCCATCTGCCGGGTCACCCGGCAGCACACCAAATGCGACGCCCGGTGGTACGAATATTACGCGAGGAAAGTACAGCGGATATATTACGGACACACCCATTTCTTCGGTTACGAGTACCATGACCGGCATATCAGCGAGGTGCTCCGGACGCTCGGAAAGCGGTGCGAGGACATCGGCAGCACCGCGGTGGAGACCCGCTACAGGAAGGACAGACCTGCCATGTCCTACTTCATGGACGAGTTCATCGGTTACGACCTGTCCCACGAACAAGTCCGTGCCGCCAAGGAATGCAGGTTGCGCAAGGCAAGGGAAGACTACAACGGGGCGAACACCTACTATTACAAACTGAAAGAGAACGAGGTGAGTGTCCGAGGCATCGAGGCAATACTGCTTGCCATGAGAAAACAAATGCTAAAAGCGAAAAAACAATAAATATTGATATGGAAACAAGTAAAACTATTAAACCAGAAGAAAATGCCGAAGCATCCGAGATGCTCGGCTATATCATGGGGCAGCTGAAACACAACGGTGGTAAATGGGACCTGACCGATGATGCGGGCAAGCCCGTCATCTTTGATGCAGAAAAGAACGTGTATATTCCAGATATCATGCTTTCAAAAGACTGTACTCCGTGTGCGGTAATCCCGCTGGGATATTTCGAGGATGACACGATCCGTGCCATCGTGGAAATGATTTCCTTGTAATAATCCTCCAAATGAGATTCAAGGACAACGGACTGGCCAACCTTCACGACCGGAACCGTGAGGAAAGCGGTTTCTGCTGCATGCAACTGATCACATTCCTTACGGACAATGGAGTGAAAAGCTGGGATGAATGGCACCGGGCGCATACCGACGCGGCCCGGGGCGAATGCAAATACCGGACACGATGCCCGGTTTACCGGCGCAGTAAAAACAAGACAGAATCAGACAAATAAATACCGCAATGAATAAAATAAGGCCCGAACTGTTGGAGCGGATAAGAAAATCCAACGAGGAATATAAGAAGATTGAATCCCTGCTGAAACCTTTGGGATTCACGCTTTGCACGGGAGCGGTCTTTTACGGAGAACGCCCGTTCAGCATATACTGCGGTAAAATGAAGGACTACCGGTCTTTCATCGACAGTATCGACAGTATCAGGGAAAGGTACCGGAAACGGAAAAACGAGAGCCTGGGAATTTATGAAACAAGAAGTCAAAAGCAACATCCGCAGAACCGAAGCGATACCGTGCTGCATAAGAAAAAGAAAGACATATGATACTCAACATCGTTAAGAACGGAACAGAAAACACCCGCATAGCGGAAGCGGTCAGGGAGGTATTCCCCGACTCGGAAGTGAAAGTAAAAGAGGATTACGGCATGTCCGTGGACATAGAGATAAGCTCCCAGGAAGGGCTGCACAGCCTGGAAGGTCTCAAAGAGCTGGAGGACTGTTTCAAGGACTATGACATAAGAATATGGTGACCGCCACGCAACGGGCGGCAAACCGGAAATTGTTCAACTACAGATAAAAACAAGCAACATGAAACAAGAGAATCCCACAGTTCCGGAAACAGACAGAATTTTTCCGGAAGATGATGACGCGCTTTACCGCGAAATGACAGCGCACATGCCCGGTTGTTATTTCCCGACTTCGCTAAGCGAGGATGGCATCCACGAATTTGCCGGGGAGGAATTTCGCCGCGTCAGGAATATTGTCTGCCGGCACTATAACTTCTACGAGGACAAATATATCCAAGAAAACGCCGGCGTATCCCCTTTCGATTCCGTCCAAGACAACTTCGAGCAGGAAGTGTACAGGCGTATCCGTAAGGATTATATGCAACTCAGTGTCATCTCCATCAGAGAATCACTTTTGGGGAAAATTCGTCGTGCCGTGGAAAAAGAGAACAATATTATCGGCACGTTTTACCGTAACCGTGGCGTACATTACCGGGAGTCGGGATCACCGGAGTATGAAACCTCCCCGATAGTGGTGGTCCACAATCCCGTTTTTTACGGATACGGCGGTTACGAAGGCGCGACAGTTTATGAACTTTTCATCGACGGGAACGGCAAACTGCTCTGCACGCTCAACGGTGAGGCCGGCGAGGATTTTGATGAGCCTGCCGAAAACGTACAGACCGAAGGACTGCTCAATATCACCCACTGGCTGGAAGAATACGGGTTTATCCCTGATGATACTGATGACGACGGGATTACCGTATGCGACGGGTGCGGTTCAGACAATATCCAGACACAGGCATGGGTGGATCCGAATACCCGCATGTTCATTGGCACTACGGGCATTGACCGTGATGACAACTGGTGTGACGAATGCGAGGATCATCTGCCCTTTACCACGCTTAAAGAATTTAAGGGACGTATGCAGGAATGGTGGGATTCGCTGGATTCAAATCAGATGGAGAAGATTACAGGCTACCGTCAGAACATGCGTCAGGCTTTTGTAAAAGCCTGCAATATATGGTGGGGAAACAAGAACTACGATGAGAAACGTAAAATCTGGAAAGAACATAACAATTATTGACTCATGGTTTACAATCTTCTTAAACGCATACAGAACCTGTTGGTTTCCAAGCCTTCCGGAACAAAGGAAGAATTGGAAATCCTAAGTCTGGTCAACCAGACGCTTTTTACAATGCTCAATGGGCGTGACACCGAAACACTTGCCCCCAATGAACTGCTGGTACGGATATGTCCCGACACCAAACGGCCGGTCCTCGTATGCCATGACGGCAACGGGCAGTGCCTGTGCCTGCATAACGGGACAACGGAAGAGGATGCCATTGACGTGGACTTATGGCTGCGTTCCAATGGTAAAGACCGTAATGGCGGTTTCAAATTGTTGGAAACCGTTGCTGATCTGGCCTATAATGCCGGGGCGGACGACCTCAGCAAAGACAAGGATTCCCGTGCGCTCATGGCCGATATCGTTGAATGGGCCAAAGAATTTTCTGAACATCATGCGAAAACTGCTTGGGAAACTGAAGACTACATTTTGTCAATTGACAGATTCTATCGGAAAAAAGTTCCGACGCAGATTGGTAACATATATCTGTCCACTGTAAAGCATAATCATGCCGGTTCCCCAGAAACGTCAGTAGAAGAAACGGACAGCTATGAGACCATGGAAGATGTTCTTGCCTCGGAAGAGAATTGTGAAACTTTTATTGAAACGCTTTTGGGAGAGATAAACAGCGATGATGAGACTTGCCGCCATAAGGCAAGAGACTTGATAAGTTCCTACCGTATAGATGATTGTGAAGGATTGCTAATGGCTCTTTGCGGTTGGTCCATGAAAACTCTGCTGTCCAAATATAGGAAAAATAAGGAGGACGACAATGGATAGGGACTTGGCATTGAACATCATCCGGGAGCAGCGCATCCCGGACGGACAGGAGTTACAGACTTACGAAACCGAACGCCTGCATGAATTTGGTGGATTCCAAAACGAAGAGGAACAGCTTGACGACTTCGACCGCTGGCTGCAGGCTGGAGGACGAACTCTTTTACAAGAGAATGCAGGAAATCAATCATTGGTCATCATTGTAGCCCAGCCCGGTAATGAACAAATAAAAAACGAATTATCCGGTAAACTCCCTCTTGTAGTCGGTTCTCGTTTTTCTCCTGATTCATGAGTTAAACGGAGATTCAGCATTCCACTGTGAGTCTTATTTTTGTAGGGATTTCGTATCACAGCTCCCTTCACGAAAGGATTGCAGCAATTCCAAAAAAGCGGGAACATCCTGGGGATATAGGAATGCACGCTCTTTACCGTTGTAACGGATGACCGCCCTGGTAAGCAGGAACCCCCTCTCCAGAGAGGCGCTGTCTATTTTCTGAATATCAATTGTTTCACAGAAAAGACTGTTGGACGGTTTGTAGACCAGTTCTCCCCCGTCTGTAACCACTATTTTCATCCTATGGATGAGAATATAGTAGATAAAAAGACAGGGAATTCCCCAAACAGGCACATTGTACAAAGTCTCCGTGACGTTACGGGTTACCACATAACAAGCAAAAAGATATGTAAAATAAACAGCCAGAAGCCCCAGCATATACCACAACTTATATTTGAAACTGACCTGTATTGTTTTCATATGGAAAATATAGATAAAAGTTAATATATCATTGGACTGTTGTCCAATAAAGTTTACTATTCACTATAATGTTATCCAAAATTTTAAAGCTTTGCTTTTGTGTTTCCGAAATATTAGAATCATCTATGACCTTATAAAGTTTTTCTCCATATTCTATAGTTTTTTCATTTTCCAAGTAGAGTATGACATTTGATATTTTACTACATATTTCTTTTATGCTACTGAGCTCCTTTACAGATATCCCTAATGCTTCACCTTCCGACTCAAAACTTGCAAAACTCTTGTCGAGAGTCCGTTCATCATTTGGATTGAGCGTGTTTATAAAAATAGATACAGGGGAGGAAAAGGCTGCAAGTTCATTTTGAGCTGAAGCTCCAGAATGTACCTGTTTTTTTTCATCAAGCATAGCTGTTATATCTGTGAATAACTCTTCTATGTCTACCCCACCGTTCTGATCAAGATATGTCTTACCCGATTTTGCGATCTCTGCCAACAGCATATTATGATAATAACCGACAGAATCAACAAACGTCATATTTCCTCTTTCGGGTGCGAGTATAACCACTGGAACAAAAGCCTGATTGTCGGTTCCTGTGGACGAACTGCTTTCAACTTTGTCCAGAATATTACCCAAATATTCCTCATATGCCCATGAAGCTCCTGTGCCTATAATTGTTCCTCCTATGGGAGTAGTGGCCGCTGAAGCCACAGCACCGACAGAAGCGTCAACAACTGCGGATAAAAATCGGCTTCCCCATTTCCTAATATTGGTGCGCGTAGTATAAGGAAGATAATTATCATTAAGACTGTCAACGGCAAGAAAAAAAGCATTCAGCTCCATGTCCGTATCTTTTTCGGAGATTTCAACAAGCTGGGGAATGGGATCAACTGGCATATCTGAATTATTACAACCACTGACTAAAAGTAAAAAAAATAAAAGATGGAAAAAGGTTAAAATTTTCATGGCGTGATTTTTAGGTTAGACATTTGTCAAAGATAAAATAATATAATCAAAAAAGCAAGCACCGGGGCTATTTTTTATTGTATCACTGTTTGAAACAGTCTTTATGTAGCAATCTGTTCTGCCAAAGGTGAAACGTTCAGGCCGAATACTTTCATTTGAACAAAAATAAACTATGAGCAAACAGCCTGCCTTGAAGTGGTCATAGATGATTCCAGCCCCATCATACTCCAATTAGGTGCATGGGCAGACAATACTATAAATGAATTATCCAACCTTGTTTGGATTTTAAATCTAAAGAAATAAAATTATGGTAAGAGAACTTTATCAACGGCTCAGGGAATATTTCAACAACTTACCCGAACCGACAGAAGAGGAAAAACAATTTATCCGGGAGCTGAACGCCGGGGATTTCCCCATCACGTCCGTCCACCGCGATGACCTGGAAGGGAAAGGTTTCGATGTAAAAAAGATCAGCGATGACGATATGCAGAACCTGGCGAAAAAGATGGCGAACGATTACCATGAACAGTTGTTCTGGCTCAGCATGGAAATTATCGCCGGAGAAATCCTGGGTTTCCCGAAAGTAAAAACCAAAGACATTATCTGTCCGAAATGCAATTCGGAAAATATCCGTTATGATATTCACGAAAGCCGGTTCCACTGCGGCGAGTGTTCCCTGGCATGGGACGACAAACTGTATGTACTCGTGGAATTTCCCGAGGACAGCGCCCCTTTCGAGGAGGAAGGAACCGGTTACCCGGCGGAAAGCGGGGACAACGGGGCGCGTTACGTACCCGAGGAAGATTATATCCGCCATACCAGCAAATCTCCCGAGCGGGACAAGTGTTACCGGGCCGTATGCTGGCCGGACTCCCAGAAATACATGGGGACGAAGGGCTGTGAACCCATACAGGATGAAAACGGGATACGGGATTTCGGAACATCGGCATACTGGGTACCGCTACTGCTGACGGACGGAGCGGCAGACCGGCGAACTGACAAGAAAGAAAAGCCGGTATGCCCCGAATGTGGGGGCACCGATATTGACATTCTGAGTGACGAGGGCGTGGCTGTATGCAACGGTTGCCACCTTGAATGGCCTTACGTGGAGGATTAAGGGATGGAGAAAACAATGACAGTAGACGTATATGCAATCAGTGGTGATTTTGTCACCTGTTCCGATTGCGGCAAAGTGATGCTCCTGCCGCACGGCGCGGACAAATGTCCCGCCTGCCGTTCGGAAAGGACCCTCGCATGGACGGACGACGCATTGCAGGAGACCGACATCGACGGACTGGTCGGACGGCACTGCAACCTGCACCAGAAGGTCGCCCCCGCACCGGAGGAATACCTGTCGCTCTCCACGCTGGCGACGGAATACATCCATTATCTGGCTGACAGACCGCAGACTGCGCGTGAGACCCTCTCGCTGATCCTTGAAATCAGCTTCCTTTTCGAGAAGCACTGGCAGGAAACGTGCTGCTTCCAGTCCGAGAACCTGTACATGCCGGCCATCAACAGCCTGCTTGACAAGCTGGACCGGAAACTGAGAGAGGGCGATGCGATCCCGATAGAATACCAGAACTGCCGTTCCCTCGGCGAATTCTTCCGGGTGGTCGCCGACGACCGTCCGGCAAGACAGGAGGTGCTGTTCTCCTCGGACAGGGAGGGCAACTTCTATTTCAACGGGCGGAAAGTCACGGTGGTGCCGTCCATGGACTACGCCTACCGGCTGAGGAAGACTCGGATACACACCAGCTACAACCGTCCGGTGGACTTTTACTTCCGCTTCCTGGCCCGTTACGGCCCGTACGGCACCTACGGAAACTCCTACTATCCGAGCGTCACGGACATGATATGCCGGCACTATCTTCCCGACGCGACAGAATAAATTCCGGAAGGCGGTGGACGACGCTCCACCGCCTTTCTTATTGTATAACTTTTTAACACCAATCATTATGGCAACAGCATTAGCAACAACGGCTGCCCCCGTGCAGTTCGATTTTCAGAACAACAACGTCGAGGTGATGACACTCGACACGCTCCGACGCACACACAAGGAGAATGACATCTACGGCAACCCGCTCAAGGGAATTTACCATTACGAGGTGATAGAGCGCATGGCGGGTCTCTGCCAGAAACACAACCTGAACTACGAGGTGGAGGAAATCTTCGCTGCCCAGAACAAGAACAAGGCCCAGCCCGGCGTAGTCGTCCTGCCCCAGGTGGAACAGAAGTTCGGGACATCGGCTGTCGAGGCACATATTCTGCGCCGTGTCTACACGACCATCCGCATCAAAGAATGGGAAACGGACGAGTTGACCACCACGCTGGTCGTTGCGTTCCATCAGGACGGCATACAGGCTGCAATAGGCCCCTGCGTTAAAGTGTGCCACAACCAGTGCATCCTCTCTCCCGAACGCAGCGTTTCGAACTATGGGAAAGAAAAGGCCTCCACCGAACAGCTTTTCGAGCGCGTGGATGAATGGTTGTCTAACTTCGAAGTGCAGATGAACGAGGACCGGGAACGTATCCGCCGTCTGAAAGCGAGAGTGATTACCCCCGTGGAAATGTACGCCTACATCGGCCTGCTGACCGCCTTGCGCGTATCACATGACAGTTCCGACAAACGTCTCTCGTCCAAGGTGGAAACCTACCCGCTCAACCAGTCCCAAATTTCAATTTTTACCGAGGATCTGCTCAAACTTGCCGAGGAGAAGAAAACACTTACAGCGTGGGACATCTATAACGTGGCAACCGAAATCTACAAGCCCGGCCGTACGGACATCCCAGCCATGATTCCCCAGAACGGGGCATTGGCCGAGCTGATGCTCTCGGAAAACCTGCCTGAAGCCTGACCATGACCCGCATCAGAGGACAACTGACAACAGCGGACTACCTTCCCATGGATATGTTCCGGAAATTGCTCGATGCATTGGAAAAAGACGGTGAATACCTGTGGGCGACCTACTGCTGGCTGTCATTCTGTACGGCATTCCGGGCTTCGGACGTACGTACACTCCGATGGAAAGACGTGCTCGACCGCAACCGGCTGGTAAAGACGGAGAAGAAAACCCGCAAGAGCCGCATGGTGAAGTTCAGCCGGTATGTACAGGAAAAGACGCGGCATCTGTACGGGCTGCAGGGCAGCCCCGATGTGGAAAACCTGATTTTCATGAACCCGCAAACCGGCAATCCGTACTCTCTGGAATACATCAACCGGTTGCTTAAGGTGTTCCGGGTCAGATACCGAATTCCCATACGCGCTTTTTCCACACATACCTTCCGCAAGACCTTCGGGCGCTATGTTTACGAGATGATGGGGCGTTCGGCGGAAGCCCTGATCCTGCTCAACCAGATATTCCGCCATTCCAATCTGGAGACCACACGACGCTACATCGGGCTGGCGCAGGAGGACATCGACAAGGTATTCAATTCCATACATATCTGACAACAATTTCAAGGACGCCCGGAAACCGGATGGTTGGTTTCCGGGCTATGCTTAATATGACAACATCTAAAAAACAACACTGTAAAAATGGATAAACCGATATATACAGACACCTACTTCCGCATCGAATCCGGTTACGAATGGGGACGTGGTATGTCAGAGGAAAAGACAGAGGCATTTTTCGCCGAAATCAGAAACCTGTTCTCGCAAAACGGCTTCACAATCGAAGAGCGCAAATACGGTGGTTGTCCGGATGTCGTGCTGGATAAGACACGGCTCTACTGCCACCCGCAAGAACTCTCCGGTCCCGTAAGGAAAGAACTTATCGGACGCATCGAGAAGATTCTGACGCAAGGTACGACATTCCAATACCTGCGTACCGACACCTACGGGGAAGTCCTCGACCTGACGGAAGAGGAAGAGCTGGCGTATTACCGCGAAGTCCATGCCATGGGCATTGAGGGGATATTCAGCGAAGCCTTCCGTACCAGACGCCGGAACTTGTACAAGAGCCGTGAGCAGGTGCAGGAGATACTTGTCGAAAAACTCCGGGTCAAGACGTTCCGTGAGAGTTCCGTCTATTCAAGCACCTCCCCGGCGTGGCGCTATATCCGTGAGATCTACGAAAAGATGTTGGCCGAAGGGAAGCTCGTGGAAGGGTACAAGCATATCGGTTCAGGGAAACTGATGCTCTGCCGTACGGCAACCGACAGGGAAATCCTGCCAGACAAAGCAAAGAAATGACGGGAAGAAACCGTTTGCCATGCACTCTCCGGCCATCGTCATGCCGGTCAAACAACCCTTTTCAGGCGACCGCATGCAAGTAATCCGGCAGATATCAATTTCCAACCAAAGCTGCAGGTAGAAAGAAAGCAGCCAGATTATACTTTAATAAAAAACAAGACAATGAGCATACAAATCGGGAAACTGTTGCCGGACGGCAGAGTCCGGCACATCAAGGCGCTCCATGAGACGCTTTCGAAAGACCTTGTGAGGAAACTCCGGGTGTTCTATCCTAACGACTGCCGGGTGGACGCCCTGCTTTCGCTGGGCGACATACATAAACTGGGACCGTCACCCTATGGGAAATGGACAGGGACCGGTGATGTTGTCCACTGCTTTTCAAAGCTTCGTGACGGACGGGAAACACCGCGGCAATCCGCATCACGCATTGCGGACAACACCGACATTTTCAGCCGCATGGAGGACACGTGCCTCCTGTTCGATGGCGGAAGATGGCATGTCATGGACAAGGGTGGCCGCTGTGAGATGCCGCCCTCCATTGAGGACACGCCCTCTCATGACAGCATGAGGCCGATAACCGTTTATGTAAACAACCTTGCCAGGCTCGAGAAGATCGAGACGCCGGAACATTGGCAGGGACTTGAGGAACTCGCCGAACGTGAGTTCCGGATACTTTATGTCTACCGGGGCTGCCGCCTTGTAAGAATCGTACGTTCGTCCAACCTTAAAAAGAAACTGTATGGGATATCGTAATATCGTATCGGCCATAGAATGGCTGCCGGAGCACCTGTTCACGGAAGAGATCGTGGAGGCAGCCGTCGAGAGCGAGGAAATAGAGGTGCTGAACCATATTCCGGGACGTTTCCTCACGCCTGAACGTATAGGACGCATCATTGCGGGCTGTACGGAGAGCTGGCACAGTTTCGAACTGCGTAATATCCCGGAGGCGTGCCGTTCGGAAGCTGTCTGCGACTACGCCATGCGCAAAAAAACGAAGAACATCACGGCCGTTCCCGAAGCGATGATTACCCGGGAAATGGCGGAAGCGGCCATCCGAAACGGACGCGGGGATTTCGACATTCTCGCCTTCATACCTGAACGCCTTTGGGACGCGCAACTGGCATACCTGGCCTTGCGCAGCTATGTTTACGACCCGCATTACGCGGGCAGCAGGACAGACGCCGTCATGAAAACGGGTCTTATTCTCGGGTATGTCCCCGTTGGGGTAAAGACTCAAGGGTTCTATTACGGGATGCTCGACGAGATGAAAATATTAAGCAAGGTTACCGACGCCGTTGTGCCGCCGCGTTTCAAAAACGCGGCGTATTACCGCAAGATGGCGGAACATGACCTCTCGCTTGTTCCCGCCCGGTTCTATTCCTATGGGATTCTCCATGCGGCTGTCTGTTCGACCGAAGGGAAAAACTTCATCACAGACCCCCTGTTTTTCAAGCCGTTGTCGGTATATCTGGACGACATGCTGGCGGACCGGCTGATGGAGAAGCACCCATACATGTTCGGAGAGCTGCCGAATCGGTTCAAGACACCGGAAAGACTGGTCATCGCCATCGATAACAGCAAACGGGAGACAAACTGCTATATCGACGGGGAAACTGAACAATCCCTGCTCACGACGGAAGTATGCAAGGCGTTCGTCCGAAGAAACGGCAACTGTCCCGAATTTCCTGAAAATGTATGGACGCGGGAATTTGTCGACTACTGCATGGAGCACGGGACGTGTTTCCGCTGGTTCCGCCAGATGCCCAAAAAGTTCCAGACCTCCGCGAACACACAGGCGGCGTATGATTACGGTCATTACCATATCTGTGACTTTGCCAAACGGTTCATCACCCCGCAAATGGCGAAAGAGTGCTACCGGGAGCGCAGTTATGCACATGCCATCCCCGGACATTTCCTCACGGAGTTCTGCCGACAGACCGGACTGCCCGAGAAGTTTTACGGCGGGGAAACCACGATGCTGTCGCTGAAAAACAGCCGTGACGACTATACTTACTGCAAAATCGGCAATACCTGTCTGGCCTTTTACCTGAAAGAACGATACGAGCCGTCCTCGGCACACCTGATGATGACCCGGTCGGATTCAAAATACTGCACGCCGGAGAAGGTGTTCGACGTGCCTGTCGGAACCTTCCACCGCACGTGGCTGGAAAAGAACGTGGCGGAGAATGACCCGCGTTTCGTCAAGCCCCGAGTGGACAAGTCGCTGAAAGCCGTACAGGCAATCTGTTATTACGGTGTCGAGAAATTGAAGGACCTGAACCGTACGGAAATCTTCCGCAACACCTTCATGGGCGAGACCGTCGGTTACTGCGCCCGGCGCGGGAGCCTGACCTACCACAGCGACAACTGCGGGACCCTTATCGAGGGGCTGAAGTTCAAGATCCGGGGAATGGCCGTCCCCGTAACCCTGGCGGAAGACATGACTCCTTATACGGCCGACATGCTGCACCAAAAATTCGGATTCTGCTATGTCGGCATGACGGCATTCGCCACGGACTACGATCTGGACATGGAGAAGGCGTATACCTTTGCACAGATGCGCCAGATCGTAAGGGAGAAAGGGCACAAGCCGTCATTGAGAAACTACAAACGTGAACTGAAACAAATAAACATCATCTGATATGAAAAAATACCGGATAGCTATCGAAGAGACACTCCGCAAGGTCGTGGAGATTGAAGCGGAAACGCCCGGACTGGCCGTCTGCCGGGCGGAAGACGAATACAATGAAGAGAAACACGTGCTGTCGGCCGACAATTTCGCTGGGGCCGATATCGCGCTCTCGGCCGATGACACCACGCTCATGGAGGCACTGGGCAATACGGATTTCATGGAGTATGTGCAGTGCCGGTTCGAGGAATACCGGGAATCCATATCCATCGAGGACAAGATCAGGCTGGCGTTCGGAAGTTTCGACAATGCCCTATTCGAGTTCGGCGAATACCGCAAGGAGGCGGCCCGGAACCGTCCGCAGGTCTACCTGCTGTACAGGAGCGACGCCTGGCACAGCCGTTCTTCCATGGAACTCATAGCCCCGTTCTCCTCCCTCGAAAACATGATGGAGTACCTGCGGCGCAAGAAAAAGGAATTCCGCCTGACAGAAAGTGACCTGGAAGAGTTCGAGAACAACCGGCAGACGCAGGGACGTGACGGGAACTACCTGTACGAGTCGGATTATCTGGATGTGCTGCCGGAACAAGAACCCGAACTGCCGCCGAAAGATGACGCTTTCTATGACAAGGTTTTCACTTGCGGGCAATCCGAGCTGTCACGCAGGGAGCTGGAATCCCTGCCGGAGCCGTTCAACACCTGCCATGTTACGGACGAACAGATGGAACAGATTGTGTACGCAACGGAAATGGAGACCCGCGACCGGCTGCGGCTCGGTGAAGGCGAGTCCATCGATTTTAACAACGACCGCCATAGTGAAATCTGGTGGGAAGAAATGGAAAAAGCAGTGGTTAGGCACGGTGTACCATACTACGAAGACGAATAACGGAAACAGAACCTGTTCATCACATGCCATAATGATGACGGGCCGTCGCGGCTACGGCTGCGGCGGTCTTTTTTTTCACAACGAGGTGAATATTCCACCCCTTATACAAAACGATTACCTACTCTTAAAAAAACGGATTTATGAAACAGACAAGACAGGATTTCTTCACGGCAAACGGGGAAGGAATCAGGATCATGACATTCGGGGAGCTCGCCTGGCATATCTCCCGTATGGAATGCGGGAGAAGTTTGGAACTGTATGCCGTTGTGAACCGACAGACACGGGAGTGTTCCCGGCCGCTCTCTGTCAGAAAGGAACAGTGGAACGGCACACCCTTTTACCTGCTCGGCGGGCACGGGCAGGAAGTCCGTACCATCAATTTTGTGAATCGTCCGAAAGAGGAGCTTGAGACGGCCTGCCATGATGCTCTGAAGGGTTACGACGCCGTGGAGGGTATCGGGCTGGTCGTGTCAAAACTTCGGGAGTTATCCCCAGAAGAACTGCATAAGCGGATTACGGAAGAGATGAAGACCGGCTGTAAATACCTGTTGGTTTACCGTAACGAAGAGGAGATGACGGCCGCACTCGACGGCAAGATATACGCTATCAGCGATACGGACGGTAAATTCCTTTGCGACCTGTACCAGCCGGATTATGCCTGTCTGGAAAACGAGGGCGATATTGTGGACACCGCATCCATTCCGGACATGCACTTCCATTCCGATTGGGCAATCGCCAACCCCACGGTACGCGACAAGGTGCTCTCCGCCCGGATGGTGATTATATATACCCACGAAACGATAATGCTATGATAGAGACAGGCAAAAGGATAGAAACACCGGAAGGTGTGTTCTATGAACTGGAATATGGAGGGGAAGGAAACATCTACAAGAACGAGGATGCTTTTCTCAACCGTCCCGATGAAGTATGCTATGTACCCGAATACGCGGCGGAAGACCGTGAGGGGTGGCGTGTGCCGGAGAACAGTGACGGCTGTTTCACGCATAGCTCCCTGCTTGTCCTGTGCAAGGGTAATGAAGAGGTATGCCAGGATCTGTTTTACAGCCTCGAATGGACATACCCGACCACCTTGCTGGAAGAATGGGATTCGAACGGCTATTTTGATGAGATCGAGGGCTGGTATGACGATAACGGCTAAATGGAACGGCGCATCATGGACAGGAAATACAAAATCGCATACTCGGGGAAGATCACGGGCAAGACCCCGAACTACATATTGAGCCTGCGGGCGCACCTGAAAGGTGTCTTTCCTGAAACGGAGCGGTACGGCAAAGATGAAATCGACCACATTCTTCACTGTATCAGCTCGTTCATTGATGATTTTACCTTCAAGGTACGCAATTCCCGATACCGGGGCAATATCCTGAAAAGGACTATCCAGAACGACTGCCTAGAAGTCTTCAATCTGGGTGAAGGGAAAGTGATACTGACCGTCTCCTTCACCCTGCTGGAAACATGAAACCAACAACATGACAGATATGGACAAAGTAAAAATAAGTACTGACGAGCTACACTTGTTCGCTGTCGAATATGCTTTTATCGACAAGCAACTGAACACTGTCGGGCAGGCCATGGAGAAATTCATGACCGGATTTCTCAAAAAATACGGGCGCGTATCGCTCGGCCTTACGGAAGAGGAAGAACTTGACGACCACAACTTCCCGGTTACAACAACTCTCTACGGGAAGCATGACACGCCCCGTATTAAACTCACCGATGTATACCTGACAAACGGGCAATACCTTCATGCCGACGGAATAGATGCAGAAACTGGCGAGAAACGGAGCGGTTTTTACATATACAGTGAGCAGTATGCCGATATCTTTCAGTTTATCGGCTACGCCTCCCAAATGAATTGACAATCGAATGAATAACCATAAAACCAAGCATCGATGAACAACATTAAAAATTTGCAGACTGCAATCCGCAATATCCTGACGAGCAACCGCCTTACGGAACTCTGTCTGGGAGAACCCGGCGAACTGGACGATCCCACCTATATCATCTGGTATGACAGGCACTGTGAGCCTAACGAAGACCCGGTATTGAAGGTTTGCCTTGAAAATGAGGGCATTGCCGTTGAGGTCGAAGCCCGTAGTTTCGGGAACACGATAACCGTCTACGATTATGACATAGACCGTATTGAATGGTGGGAAGGCATTCATGCCAATATTCTGGAAGTACTGGAACGTGACGGCAAGCGGCGATGTCCAGTTTGCGGCAAGCCGCTTAAGGGAAGCCGTAAGTATTGCAGCACCGGATGCCGCAATCTCATGATGCCCCAACTGACGATAAAGCAGGTGGCGGAAAAAGCCAACCGGAATATCCGCAGGCTGGCAAGCCTTGCCGCCGGGAAGGACAAGGCATACAGGAAACGGCTGATAGAGAAATATACCGTCGGCCTGTCATAGGCCGGCTTTGTTACACTAATAATATACGATACAATGGCAACAAGAACCATTTACCTGACCGTACGGCTTGATATCGACAACCCGAAAATCGATGAAATAACTGACGAAGAGGTTGACGAAATCATCAGCGAAATAGATTACGAATTCAAAAACTACGGGAATTATGGAATCGACACGGAAATCTGCGGACGAAATGACGAGGATGGGCTTTAGATACTATCCTGACGATGAGAATGTCCGCCGCTGTGACCATTGCGGGAAACCCATGCAAGAAGGATATTATCTGGGTGGGGAATTCGCCTGTTCCGACGAGTGCGCGCTCGCCCTTTACCACGGGGACAAGGCACAGATGGACGAAGACCTGAGCCACGCGGACGAAGCGGATGGAGAGTGTTACTGGACGGAATGGGATTCCGTTTACTTTGATTGAAATACTGAAACAATGAGAAAATTTGAGAAAGGACAAAAAGTCTTCTGGAATGACCCTGCCGGTGAAACTTCCGGGGAATACAAGGTCTATGATGCCTTTGAAGAGAAATATGCGGGCCTCACAGACGAAGATTTGGAAGTTCTGGAGGAGTTCGACAGCCGCATCATTCTGATCGGTGACGGAGTAAGTGAGGCGGAAGTCTACGCGGCCGAACTTGAAATCCTGTAAGGAATTCATTTCAGGGACATTAAAAAACACAATCATCAACGGCGCGGAAAAAATTCCCGACGGACAAGAATAATAGAATATCAAATGACAACGACTATCAAGAAAGGACAACAAGTGTGGTGGGACGATCCCGCCCAAGAAAAATCCGGCGAGTACGATGTGCTTGCCGTAGATTACGCCAAAAATATCGTGAAAATAGGTAACGGAAAGGAGACTCTCGAGTTACCGTCGGAACACGTGAAGATTACCTGTCCGGTATCGGAAGAAGACCGGTTGCAGCTTGACAAACTGGGAGAACATTACCGCATGCTGGAAAAAGACATGTTGGAGCTGATGCGGAAAATCGTCTCCTGTTTCGATGACGGGGAGTTTTCCGTCGAGGGGTATTCCGTGCTGGTTTGCGACGAGGACCAGGATCCCTGCTGTGTTTACGGTTTTACGGTGGACAATGAAGAATTGTATGCCGAACTGGATTACGAAAGCGGGGATATCCGTAAGGTTCCGGCCAAGGATTTGCACACCGGAGCACTCTTTGAGGCATTCTGTTACTTGCTCGGGCATCTGTAAGACATGTCATGAAACAACTTACGATCGATGAACATGAAAGAACTCTATATCAAGAATCTCTGTATCGAGATTACCCGGCGCTGCAACATGCACTGCGCCCATTGCATGCGGGGAGATGCCGAGTCCGTGGATATTCCCTTGAGACATATAAGCGACCTGCTGCGGCATGTCAGGCATGTCCACCATTTCAACATCACGGGTGGCGAGCCGTCGCTTAACGTCCGGGCTATCCGTCATATACTCGGACGGGTACGTGCATACGGCATTACAGTCAATGATTTCTATATCATGACCAACGGAGCGGCTACCTCCCGTTCCGGGGAATTCATAGAAGCCTGCGCCGCGCTGTACGAGTACCAGGAGGAAAAGGAGCATGACTCCGGCCACATGCTCGAAATGAGTGACGACCGCTTCCATGATCCGGCGGAGCATGCTGCCACACTTGCGGCACTTTCCCCGTATCCCTTTTTCGGAGTCAGGGGACAGGCCGAACGGATCTTCCTTTTCCGGGAAGGTCGCAGTACGGAGGGACATCCGAATCCCGTTCATAGGATTTACCTTACGGAGGAGAACTACGTTTATGGCGATCTCTGTCTCAATGCCGAAGGCATGATTCTCTCCAACGGTGACCTGAGCTATGCCCGCCAGCGGGAACATGTCCTGTGTCCTTGCGGAAAGCTCATGAAATATCTCCGGAATACCCTGAAAGAGCGTAGAAAAGAAAGATTATACAAATAAACCATTCAAAACAAAAAGACATATGATAAAGATAACCATGATTTTTGGCGAGGATGCCGTAAGAAAATATGACGAGAGCAAGGAACTGCCTTCCGAGGAATGGCTGATGGACAACGGGGGTGTCGTGGACGAGAAAGAGTTCAAAACTCTTGAAGAATATAACGCCTATGTCGCCGGGTTGAATGACGGTGACGGCTGGAGCGATTACCTGATCATACGTCATGAGGACGAACCGGAAGATACGGACACCCAGTGTGAAGAGTCGGTATGGATGCGCCTTGGTGCCACGGTAACAGGCAAGCGTGAGGAAATCGAAAAAATACTGGAAGGTCATGTGGATACGCTCGCGCAGCTGTTGGCGCGGGGAAAGTTCGATATAAGCGGTGAAACATATATTCCCGCAACGGTCATAGAGGAATACAATAAAGAACACCTGACCGATTTCGAGGAAAAGGATATGGATTTTCACTTGTCATAAAAAAACGATTGCCACGATCATGATAACAGTGACACTTTTGCCCGGTAAGGACACCGTAAGCATATACAAGAAAACCGGGTTCATCCCGCCGGAAGAGAATACCGCCGACTCCGGCGGTCACGTGATAACCAGGTAATTCGGGACTGAAGCGGAATATAGGGCCTACGCAATGGCCGTGGAAGACCTGGAAGGACATAGGGGCCGGCAGATGCTGGCTCCCGTCACGAGTCCGGCACCATCATTCCGCACCGGGGATTTCGTACGTCTGACGGACGAGGCGGTCGGTTCGATACGCCGAAGTTTTGGAGACGGACCGGCAGATTACCGCAAGGAAATGCTGCTTGAAGTCATATACTTACGGCCGAGTAGCGAGAATCCGACCGTAGGGGTGCGGGATATACACGAGGACGACGTCCAGGAATTCAACGCCGTTTCCCTCCGTCCCCAGACCGCCGAAGATCTGTTGGGAATTTTCTCAACAGTATAAGTTCACTAATACATAGAAATGAATGGCACATTATACCTTTGAGATTTTTAAATATAAGTGGATAACCGACAAGGACGGAGATACTTATAGAGATTATATAGATGAGATGCCACACTTGATTGTAGAAGCGGGAAATTATATCGAAGCGACTTTTAAGGCACAAAAGAAATACCCGTCGGATAAATACACGCATATGCTTATAGATACGGACGTGGAAAAATGGCCTGCCGATATATCAATGTTTTAGTTTAAATACGAACAAAAAGGAGATAAAGTATGGAATCAGAAGTATTAAAAACAGGAATGAATTTAATCATGGAGAAACAGATTATTCCCAATCCTATTTGCCCGAACGGTTGCATCTATCGATTAATACACAACAAAAGAATTAAGAATGAAAATACAAACTACAAAAATCACATTACCGCCAATTGGCCTTGACACACAAATTCAAGATGCAATCGAAGACGAAAATGAAGAAACTAAGTTGACCGTTCAGGACAAGAAAGAAAAGGTAAAAATCAATCTCAACAGGATAGTAAGTATTAATAACTCTCCGGTACGTGAGTGTTGGATAAAAGAGGGAAATCTCCACTATTATATGGCTAATGGTAAGGGTGTTGAATATTACTTTCCTATAAAGTACGCTTCGATTGGAATTGACATTGACTCAGGACCAACGATAACTTGTTTGTGACAAGAAACTCTCAAATGACATGAAAGAAAAAGATATAAATAATTTAGTAATGAATAAAGATGTTTTAGTGGCACATGCCTCCGATGGAATGGGATGTGCTTATGAAAAAGAAGTAACTTCCATATCTGTATGGATAAACGGAAAATGTAGGCACTGCGTTAATGATGAAAGTGTTTCCGCTTTACTTAAAGAGGCGAAGGAGTCCGGTAAAATTCAAATATACATCTGTGATAATAAGAAAATGGACGGAAATATAGATGCGTTTGGAGGTACTCCTCTGTACACTAATGGGCAATTCAGCGTAAATAAGTTGATATACAACGGAAATGCTGTTTGGTCAAGAATTAAATCAAAATCAAATAGATATGAACTGTAAAAAAAAATCAGGCTATTACGACTTTTATTCATGGAATGCAAACGATAAACAGACACAGCCATGCCATATAGAAGCACGGGAATAACCATTTGCGGGACACGGTATGACCGCAGGCAAAAACTGACACCCGAACAGCGGGCAGAGATTTTCCACCGTTACATGACGGAAGATGTCAGTCAGCGCCGGCTGGCACGCGAGTACGGTGTAAGCCGCCGCCTGATTACGTTCATCGTGAATCCCGAAAGGGAGAAGCGTAACAGGGAGCTGCTGAACAAGCGCAAGGCGAAGGGGATGTACAAGCCTGACCGAAAAAAGCACACTGAAATTATCCGTGAATACCGGCGCTACAAACAGAAGTTATTCAAAGAAGGAAAAATTCAATTAAATACTGACAGAAAATGAAATTACAGGAAAAACAGAAAGAACTGGAACAGGAGATTATCGCCAATCTCAGGGCGATTCCAAAAATGCCGGAGGGCTTGCTGCCCCACACGGTCTATGTCGAGGAGGAAGGCGAGGAAGATGAACATCACGGCATACCGGTATATACCGCGTACAAGCTGGAAGAGATCAGGCCGGACGGGAGCTGCATGCTCTATAATCCCGACAGCCGGGAGCGTTTCCCCTGCCGTCATCTTTACGAAATCAATATCGACTGGCTGGTTACCGTCTGGGAACGGTATCTGGAACTATGCGTCGGGCAGAAACTCTGGAAACAGAACGCCGTCGCTTTCCTGAAAGAAAGCACGGATAAAACGGACACGGAGATCTCCGCTTTCGTGGACTCCGGCTGGGACAGATGTTCGGCTTACACGGACAACCTGAAACGATTTCTCGGGAAAGACGAGGTCAAAGAGGTGTGGATGTTCTCTTTCCCTATGGATGATTTCGGGCGTGACGCTCCTGACAAGGAGATCATTTTCGATTACGAGAACAACCCGCATACAGAGGTTGAAAAGATGACACCGCTGGAGTTCACGGCAAGAATCAATGACGAGATGTTCAATGACCAGGATAATTGGGTTCGGGCCATTGAACTTCCCGAGCATAAGTAATAACCACAAAACAATTTAATATGATTACCCAAAGAAATATTCAAGACGAGAGCTTTGACTCTATGACTGTCAACGGTATACCGGCATTGTTCACCAATTTCAGGATTGACCGCAATGCCCGTGCCGGAAGGACTGCATGCGTATGATATCCGGGAGTCGGATGACGGCGGGCGTTTTGCGACCATTGAACCGGAGGTAATGGTAAACCGTGCCGGAACAATCCTTACAAGAGAAAAGCTGGTCATGGGAGAAAATGGCTACGTGCGGATTGAAGAGTACGGATTTGAAGATTCCATGACACTGGACGAATGGCTTGCAGAGTATAATTAAAACGATGGAAATGGATATTAAAGAACTGACAGAAAAATACCGTAAACGTTTTGAGGCTTTTTATCATACGGAAGGAAGCAATACCGACAGAAAAGGGAGCGGGAGGAAGAGAACGGAAGAAAGTCCGGGCTTTCAAAAAGAGGTCATACGCCCGATACTTGACACGCTACCGGAACTGTTACCGAGATATGGCCTTATCAAAACCACGGGTGATTACGCTATGTACGGAAAATATTGTCGTATTAAAGCAGGCGCTGTCCTTATTGGTGGATTTTCTATAAGCGAGAACTTGGGCTACTTTTTACACCTCCGTTCCATGGTAAGGCCTGTAGTAAAAGCCATAGGATAGACAATATGAACAATTCGTTAAAACCATCAGTGAGGAGTTTGAAAAAAGGAGGTGAAAATGAGAGAATAGTTCCGCTTATAAAAAGTGGGGCAAGTCCGCAATTTATTGTATATTTGTCCAATAAAAAAGTCTGTATATACCTTTCGGATGAACTCCCAACAACTGAATTGGTTGCAGGTACTTTTTATGTTTGGCAGACACCAAACCATACACATATATTATATGAAAAAGGAACAGATTATCCGTCAGTGTTACGGAGGTATGAAAGAAAAGCATGGCGTGGAAACCATTACCCTTTTCCATGTAGGTGATTCATACGAAGCGTATTTTGAAGATGCCGAAACGATTTCCCGGATCATGGTAGCGCCTCTTTTCAAGATGACGGCGGCGAATATTCCTGCTGTCAGGATATCAGATACTGCCATGGAGGAATGTCGAAACCGGTTGTTGGATGCAGGACATGAAGTATGCGTGTCCGAGTTCCGGGGTGCATCCGGCCGCCACATCCTCAAAATTCTATGAAACAGTTAAGAAAGCAGGCTGATGAGTTTGTTTTCATGACAACTACAATCGGTCCACGGGCGATATTGGTATTTCTTGTCATTGTGGTAGGGCTGTTACGGATGTGTATTCCCGATAAGACTGATCCAATGGACAACAATATCAACAAATCTTCCGAGATAGTGGCCCATGTCATGGTCAGGGACAGTACGAACAATGGCTTCCGGGTGGTATATGCAACAGCCGAACCTGTAACAGATGAACGGTTTGCGGAAATATGCACACGGACAAGCGTACGGAATGGTTTTGAAAGTCTGGAAAAGGAAGCTCCGATACATTTTGGAAACAATCTTTTGGAGACGGATATTTGCGACTTCGCCCTATATGTTTACAGGTTTCCGATTGACAAGGATATCCGCGTACATAACATTTTCGTGACAGGGAAAGAGAAGATGGATTTTTATGTCCGGGACAACCCTAATCTGCCGGGATGTGCCAGATGGATGCATCACGGCACAGAACAGGGAAACCAATATCTGAACGCCGACGATATAAATTACTATATACCCAACGGTGGGCGGATTTACCGATATTGGAAATGCCGTTATCTTCTGCAAACCTCTGATACAGATGAACGTTTCAGCCATTTTACAGAGGAAGAAAGACTGTACTGAGTGCAGTCTTTCTCTATATATTCGTACATAATTACCTGAAAACTAATGATTAAAATACTTTGTCAACACGCTTATTTGATATATATTTGCATGACAAAGTGAGTTATTAAAGACATATTGTTAATTGAAAGTAATAGATTGAATATGAAAGACCTGTAATATGACATCGGAAAAATCGCAACTGAAGTTTGCGAAATCGGAGCGGACAGGCGAACTGATCGGATTCGTTTCGCGCCACTCCAAAACACGTAAATTGATGGGAGTTCGTGAAGACTCAAGATTTGGCAAACAAATATGTGTTCTTTCAGAAGATCTGAAAGGAACTATTGAGCCAAACATCCTCTATTCGGTAGAGTTGAAACCCATGCACAACGCCAAAGGATATGTAGTGGTTGCTGCTACCCCTGTCTTGTTTCAAGCGCATGTGGAAACAATAATTGTCCCGAAAACATTGTATCAAGTAACTGTGACATTCGGCAACAAAAAGATTTTCTTCGATCCCAAGGACGGAAAGAGTGCTATGAGCCGTACAATAGACGGTGTATTGGAAATTCTCAAAGGGCGCAAGGATATCAGGCATCAGGAGAGTGTAATCAACGATTACCTAAACCAAGCACAGGCTTTGGTACGACGCATGGAATCTGACGGATTCATCCACACGAAAAACGGACATTCGGGAAGAAGCAAATGAAAGGAAAACCAAAGGTAGGCATAGCGACCGATGGTACCCATAAGGCAAAAGAGAGATTGACACGCTTCCGGGCTGTCGACCTCTCTTCCGGAATGGAACTCTTTTCGGAATCAATTGGCAATTGGACAAACAATATCGGGGAGTTTCTCGGTATTGTGACAGCTGTCAAGTATATTTTAGAGCATCCGGGGACTCCGCACACAATCTATTCCGACAGTATAACGGGTATTACATGGTATAATAATAGACAGACCGCTTCCTCACGCACATGCCCGGCATTACAGAAAGCGGAGATATTTCTCAAGGTAATGGAAGCAAGGATAGTGGATATAGAGGTATTGTATTGGGACAAGCACTTATGGGGCGAGATTCCTGCTGATTTCGGAAATAAATAATAAAGACAATTAATGATATGGCAAAATTGAAATCCCTGTCACAAAAATATGTTGAGCTGAAAGAGGAGGACTACTTACAGCTGGTTGAGAATACCATTAAAATGGAAGCTCTAAAGATTGCCGGCATTGAGAAGATGCCCATCTACAAGGCTATGAAGCATATTCTTGAACACGAGCACATCGACTTGCTTATCAAACCCGTTTCAAGGAGATATTCCTAATCTTTAAGTGGACAATACTATACTCCCAATACCGGAATAATTGTATATAGTCCATTATTTTATTTATTCTTTATTGAAAACCCAAGAGAATGTGTAAAAATTATATTCACAGATTACACGGATTTACGCAGACAAATATTACAGAGTATCATCTGTTTGTTAAATTTAGTCTATGTACATCCTCTGCGTAATCTGTGGTAAATTATGACACATTTCTTTTGTATTTCGTCATCACACCTTTCCGTACACTGTCCGTATTTTACCATCCACCAGCATCTTGTTCGACCGCACAATCCAGGTTCCACCGTCACTTAATCCGCATTTCAGTGCTTTCTCATCACCTCCGACCAGTATCGGTACGGTCGTTACCGTGATTTCGTCCGCCAACCCGTTATCCAAAAGCAGAGTTCCAATTTCCTCACCGTAAGCCACCACCGTACCGTCGCCATCCTCTTTTATTCTCTGCAGTTCTGCCACTACATCCCCTGTAATAAACTGCACTCGTTCATTCTCAGTCAGGTTGATAGCATTGTTCGTTACAACCAAAGTCTCTTTCGCTGTAATTGGCCAGCCCAAATGATTCATATAAATGCGCAGGTAAGTTTCTTCATCAATCAGCACGCAACCGGAGGCATCCACCGCTGTATCGAAATACTTGTCCGAAGAAGCCTGACAACCGTCGATAGATTGGTACACGTACAAAGTAATTTGTTTCATATCAATAATATTTTAATGGTTATGTTCGCCTTGTACCCAAAAGAACAGCGTGAACTCATTTTATATAAGCATACACAGCATGAACATTGCGTATACATCTTGCCTTTTTGAAAAGTGCAAGTTTATCTATACCAAGACGTTCAGCGAACGTACAATATGTATATCCCCCCGTCTATTTTCGGGCTGGGTATGAAGACGGCAGGAATCATACCCAGCCTGTCGTCTTCATTGCAACAAAGATAGCGAAACTTCCCGAATAATAAAACAATAGCCCTGTCAAATCCGGCTTCATCCATTAAAATATCCGGAAATTCTAACTTGTTGGTTGCCACTTTAGAATACAGAATTCATTTTTGTCAATAAGGTTTCGCCTTCGGTAAACTTGTAATAGTGCTTAAAGATTACCGCAACACTGTTTCCTGCTTGTTCTGCCGTAACAGCCGGAGAACAACCGGCATCTACCATACGGGAGATAAATGTACCTCGTGCGGAATACCAAGTTATATTCTCTTTTATATCCAGAATATTGCAAACTTTAGTCAACGTTTTGCTGACTCTATTAGAGATTTGAATGACTCTATTACGCATTTTGGCCTCCGTGGTATGTTTTTTTGTGAATACAGGGAATACATAGTTGTCAATGCCTTGACCTTCATATTTCTCAATAATTTGTTTTGATTTCTCTATCAACAAGGGCTTTCCAATTTTCGGGAATTTCATCCGTTCATAGATAACCTGGTTTCCTTGAATCATATTGTACGTCAAATGGCAGACATCCACATTGGCCATACCTCCTGTGTAATAACTGAAAAGAAATAAATCCAAGCAAAATTCCTCTTTAAGTGTAAGCAAGCTTCTATCCACATTCTCAATTAACTGTATCACTCTCTTGGAAACAGTTCTCGGTTCAAACTTGTGCCATTTCATCTTATCCTCCACACAGCCGAATATTTCCGGATCAGCATCGTGCATATTCAGCCCTTTGGCATAGTTGACTATGGCTCTTAGTTTACGCAACTTCTGGTTCAAGCCTGCTTTATTACCATTGGCAATCCCTTTTTTTTGTGTATATAGAACAAAATCCAAGAGGAACAGTTTTGTTATGTCACTGAAATAAAACACGGATAATGGTTTATTGTATTTCTTTTGTGTGAACTCTTCCAAAGCCTTCTTTATGATTTTATAGTCCTTTACACTCGCCAGGCTTTTCACAATCTTGCCGTTTTTCTCTTTTTCCTTTTCAGAGAATTTTTTAATCAAATAATCAATCATCTGGGAAACGGACAGAGAACGGTCTTCCTCTTTCATTTCCTTCCCTTTCTTTTTATCAAGACTAAGTGCCAGTTCGGCCGGACTCCATTTACGTCCTTCCTCTTCCCATTCTTCCGCAATCTTCTGATACTTTAATTTCAGATCAAGCAACATCTTGTTCTTTTTGATAGCATCGCTTGATTTGGAAATAAATGATTGTGACGCATTGTCCCAGTCTTTGATGGGACCGGTGATATTTAGCACTTTAGAAACTCTGTTGTAGCCTGTTTGGAAGAAGATCATTTCCAGTTTCACCAGTTTTTTGTCTTTTGAGGTCACTTTTCCTTTAATGTTGATCGAATACATTTTAATTAGGTTTTACGTGTACTCATGTAGACCAATTTTTTGCCTACATAACAGCCTACATAAGAATAGAGGTTACCCGCTATTTTTGTTTATTTCGGCTATTTATCCGTTCTACTACCTTTAATTAATTATTTGACAATCAGAATATTAAGATTTCCTCTTTATATATGGGCAAAAAAAAAGGCTATCTATCCCAGACAGCCAATCTTTTGTTAACCTTAAATCTAATACTATGAAAAACACAGTGCAAATATACGAATTTCTGAGA